GATGCTGTGGGAGTGACTCGGTTGGTGTGGGTGTTGTGTGGTGATGCGACCGTACCGTTGACGACCAGATTGTTGAGTGTGGTAGTGCCTGTAGCGGCTGTGACGTTACCAGTGACATCGCCTGTGATGTCTCCTGTGATGTTACCTGTCACGTTACCTGTTACGTTACCAATGACGTCGCCTGTGAGACCCCCTACGAAGCCCGTAGAGGCCGTTACAGTGCTTCCTACGATAGTTGAGGGGGTAGTAGCGCCAATGGGCGTAGAATTGACTGAGCCGCCTGTGATGACTGCGTTGCTTGATGCTAGTGTGCCGTCGGCTGTTAATACGCCTGTAACGGTAGCTGTAGTGGTGGTGAGAGTAGAAGGATTAGTACCCAACTCTACAATCGCAGTTGAAGCGTTCTCTGTGAAGATTCGTTTGTCTGTGACGTTGACTGCTAGCTCGCCTTGGACGAGGTCTGACGTCAAGGGTACGGCTGAAGCAGTTGAGCTGTTTTTGGTTACTATGACGGTCATCTACTTTGCCTTTTAATTTGGGTGAAATAGGGATGGTAAAAAAGGAGAGGGCAACTAAGCCCCCTCCCTGTCTTCTTACTTACGCATTGACGTTCAATACGAAACCTGCCTCTGGACGCAAGACCTTTACGCCGTAGATTTGGTCAGCAGTGTAGAGGTTTGACAACCACTCCTGCTTGTACTGAGTCTGTGAGCGCACACCCATCTGCTCAGCAAGAACCATAGAGTCCTTGTGCATCAAGAGTGCTGCTTTGAGATCGTTAGTATTAGCTGAGTTATCAGCCGCTGCTTCCGAAGTCGCACAGTTAGTTGATACGTATACGTCGATACCATAGATGTTACCGATCTTGCCGTTCTGTACAGCCTGACCACTTACGAAGTCAGATGATACATAACGGTCAATACCCATAATGGCATTACGCAGCGCAGGTGGAATCACAAATACGCGGTTGTCGAATGGCACATCAGCGTCATCCATTGCTTGAACCAGTGAACGGAAACCTGCGTCTGTGAAGACGTCAGCAGACGTTACTGTGTCAGCAGCGTACTGTGTCAAACCAGTAGAGGCGTCGATGTAGTAAGAGTTGGTGTTCAGGTAAGTACCTGCACCGTCTCCAAAGTTCACCGCCAAACCGTGTAGGTCTGAGTCTACCTGCTTAGCTAGTGCATAACCTGCATCAGACGTATAGAACTGACGTAAGCTAGACAGAGCTTGTGTTGCTGTGATGTCTTCGATAAGACGTGAGTATTCAAAGTGCTTGTCAATGAGAACCTGTACGTTGCTCTCAGTGTCGCTTTGAATGCTGACCGCTGTGTTAGCAGCTTTAGCAGTTGCAGTACCACGGACAGGAGCAGGGATATTAACTGTATCGCCTTTCTTGCCAGTCATTGACATACGCTTAACCAGTGGCGCAAGCACCAATGAGTTCTCGTATGAAGCAATAACCTCGTCACTCCAAATCTCTGGAATAAAGGTTGCTGCTGATGTGTTGTCTACTGCACCGCCCATAGCGGGGTATGTTGTCTTAGTTAAGGCCATGATTAATCTTCCTTCAATGAGTTAAGTTATTTAACCCTTCCCTCTGCGTAGGCCTGCATGATTTCTCCAGACAGAGCCTCGTAGCGTTTAGGGTCGTTTCGCATGAGTTTAATAATGTCGGCTCGTCGGAAGACTTTCTTACCACTACCTGAATCAGCACTACCACTAGCATTGCCTGCATTGGCTTGCTTAATGGATGAATTACGGCTGCTACGTTCTGCATTGGCAGTCTGGCCTACTAAGGCCTTCCTCTCTTTCCACTGGCTGAATATCTCATCAGCAGCTTCTAGGTTGTAGTTGCGGTCTGCTTCTTGTAACAACTTAGTTCTAAAGCTACTATCCTTTACCCATCCTAAAAAGGAATCATCCGTTAGAATTTGCTTCATGTCTGGATGCTTCTCTTTTAACTGTGACTGTGCGCTTGTTTGACGCATCTTAGTTGAAGCCTCTTGAGCCTCTCTCACAGCAGGATGCTTACTGATAGCTGCCTGTATTGCCTTCTCAGGGTCAGTGAAGTAGTCAATCTCCTCCTCTTCGCCTTTTGCTTCTGTGTTGGATTGTGACATAACGAACTCGTCAACCACCTTGCGTAACTCACCTACCTCAGAGCTTTGACGTCCTAGAAGCTGTTCAGCCTCTTGGTGCATCTTCACTATATCGGCAACTGACTTACCCTGATACTTGTCAGGGACACTCGGTGTAGTCTCCTCAGGAGCTTGTTCTGTTTGCACAGGGGCTACTGAATCCTCTAGCGTGTGTTCGGGCTGCTCTACACCTTCCGGTGCGTTGTTATATCGTCCTTCTTCGTTATCGACTATAGTAGCCATTAAAACTCCGTGAAATAATTCATTGTGGAGATAAGTAAGGAGGTGTACTACTCACCGTTGGCCTTACGTTCTTTACGTATCACGTCCTGTCTGTTCTTAGCCCACTTCATAGTCTCACCCGGAAAATGCCCGGATAAGGCGTCTAAGGAACAAGACACTGCTGATACGATACGCTTTGCCTGCTTGTCACAGGCCCTACATTCAGTGGTTACCTCGCTGTCATCAATAAAACATTCACTGATGTGACCGTCAGGGCACTGAAATTCAAAGATACGTCTAGTCATTCGCCAGAGCCTCCGCTTGCTCGATGGAGTTCTCTAGGTCAACCAATGACGCTATTATGCTAAGCTGCCCTTTCCTGTAGTTCAGGTCAGCCTCGTCTTTAGTTTGCCGTACTGAGTCGACTGCTCCTTCCTTCTCAATCAGCTCCTCGATTAAGGCTTTCCAACCGTCTGTGAGCATCATGACCCGAAGGTCGTCCCAGTACTTCTGTGCTTCGTCCATACCATTCTCCTAATAAGGTGGTTGACTTTCTATCTATATTGTGTTAGGTCGGGATTGTATCCCTATTATAGCACACTTTTAGTCTTTTGTCAAGTCTTTTTTCTTAGCCTCTGCTTTAGGGGCTTTCGGCGTATCCTCCAGACTCGCTACCCGCTTCTCAAGACGCCTAAAGGCGATATTGATCTGCTCTGCCAACTCTTCGATGTCCTTGCTAGTTACCATTCTCATTAGTACGTTCCTCGTTTAGTGTTCTCTGCGTCAACCTTCAATCCTAGCTCTTTCTCGTTCAGAGCCAGTTTAGCCAGTTCCATGTGCTTCTTAAACTTCTTCTCGTCAGCGTCCACTGTGGTAGATACAGCCTTGATACGGTTAGTTTCAAGCTCCACAGGTACGCCCTGAGCCTCGACAGCGATCTTATTAGCCCTGCTGTTGCTCTCTGCCGCCTGAGCGTTGAGTGCTGCTGTCTGGCTGTTCTTAAATGCTCTCTCTTCCTCCTGAGCCTGCTGCTGTGCCTGCTGCTGCTCTGGTGTAGGCTGCTGTGCCTTGACCATAGCCGCTGCTAGCTCTTCGCGGTTAGAGATGTTCATGTTGTCTACCACTGCTTCAATCAGCATTGGATAGATTGGGTTATCCTGTCCTGTAGTCTGGAGCAACTGTACGAGCTGTGTGACTTCGTACTCACGAGCAATGATGCCCAGTGATGAAGTAGCACAGAAGCTGAAGTCTGCTGCAGGGAACATATCAGGCTCAAACTGCATATAGCGGTAAGCTGCCATCTCGACGAAGGGGATCAGGAAGCACTCTTGGAAGTTAACCAGTGTACGCTTCTGACGCTTGATAATACCACCCATCGACATAGACGTACCTGCCGACGTGATACCACCACCCTGTTGCGCCTGCTGTGCGCCGTCTACGCTGCCTGTCGCTGCCTGAACCATCTGCTGCAAGGCTGCTGCCTGTGCGAAGGTGATCTGGTCGACATTGCCGAAGTTAAACGGATGTAGCACCTCACGAGGGTCGCCGTTGGTCAGGAGCAGTTTACCTGCCTTGATCTCTGGCTTGCTGCCTCTAGGCATCCGTGTACTGTCCATAGCGAGCATTGGGTGTACAGTTAGGGCCAGAGCATCGATACGAGCGCGTAGCTCACTGTCGAGCGCCTTCTGGCTGTTGTAGCCCTTCTCACACACGCCCATGCCCCAGAACCTGTTAGGCACTGTGTCCCATGAGAACGCGATGACAGGCCGATCTTCCATCATGTAGGGGTTAGCCTCAGCCTTGAGCAACTTGCCGTTACCGAGGACTACAATGGCTTCTACGTAGTATGTGTCCTTGCCTTGGTCGTCCTGTGCGCTGTCCAGACCGTCAATCTCATCTTCCTCAGAGGCTAGCTCTAGGAGGTCGCGTGGGACTAGGCCGTAGTACTTGGTCAACCTTACTTTGCCGTCAGGCTGCTGCCACAGCTCGTCGTCGGGTTCGAGGTCTAAGTCGTCTGCTGCTACACCTACGTAGCAGTCACGATACACACCTTCTTCCTGAAGCTGCTGTACCTGATGCAATGATACGAAGCTGTCGATAGCTACGCCCATAGCTGACTTGATGTCTGTAGCCACTGGGTCTATAAGGAAGTTGTGGGGCTGTACTGCCTTCAGGCTGACGCAGGTTTTGTCCTTAACCGTCACACCTACAGCTTTCATCGTACCTTCCATGATAGCTTCAGTAGCGGGTGTCAGGGTCTTAGATCGGAAGAGCACACGTCTGAACTCCAGTCACGGCTACATCTCGTATGCCGTCTTCTGCTTGAAAAAAAAAACAAAATACCAGAACATCACGTCCCAAACTGATAGTCACCACATAAATACACTA